TTCTCCTTGGGAAAATAATACGGACACTTTCCATCATGATTTATTCTCCACGGCTCTTTTCTTCCTTCCACAAAATCTGTGAAAGGCGCCTGAGGAGAGCCACATGATGGTTCATTTTCTGCTGAATCCTCCCAGAAATCTCCTGCCATTCCCAAACAAACACAATTTTTACAAAGTCTGACTCTTTTATCTTTCATCAACGTTTCCTCCTTTACTTCATACTTTGACACTCGATATACATGCACAGTAATTATCAGGATCAAAAGCACCACAATTCCTAGTAACATATTTTGTACACAGGGGTCCATCATTATGACGCCTCTCCCGCTCCCATTCTACGATCTGCAGAAATCCACAACAACTGTCCTTCTATCAAACAAGGAAAAACGAATAGCCCAGAAAGAACATGACACTTTGGACATTCGACGAAGAGCACACCAGGTTCAGCTCTCGTCGCCCACTTATGGTGACAAAGAACACAATCGGCTACTCCATTCAACTTTCTCATCTTCTCCTTCTTCGTGGGGCTTGTTCTCCTTACCTGTATGATGTCGAATCGCTCAGCGCCGATTGAGCACGACCGCCCTGAATTTCTCGAGGAGAACTTGGTTTGCTCGGGTTGCCCCACATCACCCGCTCAGGAGGTTCAGGGCATTCTATATACTATATTATACATCTTGTTCATTCTTCGCCCTCTTCAGTTTCTCCTTCCCCTTCCTCTGAAGTGCCTCCCTCGAATTCAAGAATACTACGCTTCCTCATATCTTGATCCAACATCTTGATGAGCTCCACAAAATCCCAATCATCTTTGATTGTTCCACGACGTTTGAACTCCTCAATTACAACCTCTCTTGGAAGAACCCCCTCTCTAAATGCTTGTACGAGCAATTGTCCAGTGAGATCATTCAGAATCGAACCAAACTCAGTATTAACTCCGACAGAACCAGCTTCGCCTGGATCATTCCCAATGATGCGATTCATATAATCGAGAATTTGTTCAACAAAATCTTGAAAGGTCAAAGCCCATTGTCGCAAAGTGCTATCGCTTTCTGAAGTATTCAATGCCCGTTCGGTTGCTGTGACATTTCCAGATCTTGGCATCATGTAGGTGAGTCCAAACAACGCCATCTGCCTCTCCAGATCCTGGATATCGACTCGGCCAGCATTGATTGCCGCTCCAGTGGATTCCACGACTTTTAGATCCGCGTTAGGATCGTCAGAAAGCAGCAACCGATTTGATCCAAATGTAATCTTCCCTTCTTCGTCCGGCTCTATACACTTGCCGAAATACACTGGCATCCGAGAGAAATGAAGAATGTGCCGTTGATCACTAGACGATTGCCAATGACAAAGATTTAACTGTGCTAACCCCTCCAAAGGAGGGCGGGCAGTCAACAAAGATAATTGTTCCCCTGGCATGAATGTAGTAAATGGAATGAAGTTAATCGAAGTTGTGCCTTGATTGATTAGGATCCATTCCTTATCTCCTCCCTCTCCTTCAATCTCATCCCAGATCTCGAATTTGCCCGGCTCCAACACCCGAATTCGTTCGATCTTCGAAACCCCAAACGCACCAGCAGGCTTCTCTACAGTCTCTTTTAGACGCAGTTGGGTGAGGATTGATCGTCCCTCTTTCGTTTCCGCGCGCCATCCTACCACTTGGTCGCCCCTGAAAATAACCACATAGGGACGCCAAGCTTTAGAAGATTCAACCGCTTTAGTTAATGCAAGCCATTCGGGTTCTTTCGTTGGATCATCCTCATGTTCTTCCCAGTACATCAATTTCCCATTCACTTCTTGCATTTGTACTTGAGGATAATCCACTAAGACATGAATAACCCCATCCGAAAGACCATCAAAGAAAACTTGTTGGGACCATCTATTCAAGCCTTTTCCATTCCGATCAATATCTTCACAATATTCTGCTATGATATTCGGGACGTCCTCTGATAGAATGATTTCCTTGCCAAATACTTCTCCAGTCAATTTCTGCACTGTGCGTTTATACGCATTAAGAAGGAAAGAACGATTCAGCCGGGATTCATATGCCTTATCACTTTCTCCTTCTTCTTGAGGGAGATATGCTGAAGTCTTCCCCCGCATTTCATCTGTCCCATCCATCAAAGTTCGAGGAAGGTCTATGATAGATAAGTATTCTTCAACTTCACTGAGGGGCAATTCAACTTTATCTTGATCTAATCGACTTTCTCCAGCCATGGCATTCTCCTTACATTTCTAACGATTTTACTACTCGACTTCGGGCCATAGCCCGATATCGAGTTTCATCAAACGCATGATCTTCCGCATCTGTATCTACATCATCCATATCTCGATCATCCCTAGGAAGAACCGGAACAGTACGTAGCCAATGATTACAGGTATCAAAGATGAACATCGCGGGTTCTTCCATTGGTGTTTGGTGTGCGGCTAGAAGCATTCTACGCACTCTATCTAATCCTGATTTCCTAGATCCGGGACGTTTATCTGCTGGAGTCCATCGTATTCCCATCCGTCGCATATCATCGGCAATACTTACCCCAACACCAGCATCAAATATCTGTGTGTCTGCTGGTCCAGGTCGAACTATATGTCCAGGGAGAAATCCGGGATTGTTTTCAATCTCCTTTATCTTCCTTGCCACTTCAGTTGCCGGCAATCTACAGCCCGTATTAGGCTGTCCATTCCAACCATACCATTCAGCAACCCGGAAAAGCGATCCTCTTGGAAATGTTCTTGTCTTTCCATCTCGAAACTTCACTACAGTTCCATCTGATTCAGCCCACCACCCAACTGAGAATGGTTTGGAGGAACCCCAGTCAAACGATCTATCAACTTTCCATGAATTAGGAATTCCGAATGGTCGTACGACATTTCTAGTAGGACTCCAAACATCAATGATTGCTCCCCCAGCTACGATATCCCAATCTCCAAACTTCCATGCACGCCAGAGATTGTAATCTCGGATTACATCAATGTTGTTTTTAACATAATCAGGATCTGCTTCTAATAGAATCTTATTCTCCCAGTAATAACCTTTGATCCTAACTCGTTTTTCTCCTGTTCTTGAATCTTCAATAGGACTTCCAGCGGGGGCGGGATCAATAAATCGAGCCTTCACCCAATGATGCCCAGCACCATACGGATTTGCAGTTGATCGATATAATCGAGGGATTCCTTTTCGGGAAGTTCTATTGCACGCCATCATTCTGATATAACAATCTTCAGAAGGCCAACTAGTCAGCTCCTCCCATCCGATCCAGGGATATTCATGTCCATGATAATTCCAATAATCATCCGGATTTCGCATATACCGCAACAACAGCTCTTCACCATCTGGCCAAGTCCACTTATGATCTGCCCCGTTAAACTTTGCTTCTTTATCAGTTCCTTTTGGGAATAATCGATTAAACCAATACTTCGTCTTCGCTGTTACATCAGCCAATTCGGGGTATGTTCGTCTGAAAAGAATCCCCCGCCATGCCGGACCAAACCCTTTATCGACATGTTGTGCGAAAGACATCACCAACGCATCTGTTTTCCCGGGACCGCGAGTACCTTCGTAAAGGGCTTCTCTGAATGGGCAGGATAAGAACCAAAGCTGGGATCCATACTGGGGCACCCAGACTGGGTTGACTACTTTTTGTTCGGACCCAAGATCGTTATTCTGTCCCGGTGGGTAGTTCGGGAACTTGGGGTCCAAGTGTTTTTCCATCGTGGCCAAACTTTGCACGCTCTTGATCCAGTACCTCTTTCATTTCTTGATTATAGTTCTGAACCATACTTGACCACTGATCTGCATCAACTGGAGCTGGGACTACTAAGACTCCTATCATCTGTTTGACTGTTGCTTCGAGGTTAATGTTATCGGTATACATCGCAAGATGTCGTCCGACTCGTTCTAGTGCTTTGCCTTTATCCCAGAAGCGGACTCGGATTCTTCTTTCACCATCTTTCGTATAGGTCTCTTCGATGCCAGCAATCGCCCTCCTGGCGCGCTCTGGTATTTCATTAAGATTCACTATTACACACCCTTCTTCATCCACAACTTCAGCTGGATCTAATCCGAATATACATTCCTCTTCCTTTAGTAGCCTATCTACAGTGATATTTGTGCGTATCGATCTTTCTCTTTCTCTGTTTGCAAGGACTTGTTTTATCGTGGGGTTGTTAAGAAGGTAGGTTGCTAACACACCAGCCGATCTTGGAGAATATCCTGCGCGGATTGCTGCTTGTTTTCCATTCAAATCTACTGGATATTCGTCAATGAATTTCCTCTGCATAGGAGTCAACTTATCCAAGTCATCATCTATCCATCTGTTCCTGATATGCCACTGTATTTCGGGTTTTTGTAATAGGGTTCGTGCATACCATTGAGCGTTGCCATTTCCGTTTCCTTTATAGCCTGCTTTCTTGTATGCATCGTACTCATCCCAGCTATCACAATAGTAATCAACGAATCTTTTTTGCCTTGGAGTTAATCTAGGTACCTCTTTTTCAGATTTTTTGGATTTTTTGGTACGAATCACAAAAAATTCCCCCTTATTTTCCCAGTATAAGGAAGGAATTTAGAAAAGTCAAGCCAATTTCCAAAATTTTGATAAAGGAAACTTAGAAGTATTGATAAAAACGTCCTCCGATTTTCTCTGGGATCTCCTCTTCTATTCCTTTTTCTAACTGGAAGGATAGCTGTTCCATGAATTCCCAAAACATTCGTTTACAGTACCAAAGATCTTTATACGTATTTGCACTACGAACAAGAGTAATTCCATTGTGTGTTTTCAATATCCAAGACCACGCAATGTGTCCATTAACAGCACTACGAATAAACTCTGCCGTCCATTTATATTTATATCTCTTCCTTGACACGCTTCCCTTTCACCAATCCAGCTGTGAGTAATCTGTGTCTGACTCCTGTGGGGCTCATTCCAAAATCACGTGCAACTTGAGCGTACGTGCCTACCTCAAGATACCTTTGATATAAAGCCTCCGTTCGTACAGTTGGCGAGCAGTGCCAACATCTTCTTCCTTTGACTATTATCATCGGGCGGCGGGCGTGCATCTATTTTGCTTCCCCCCAACTACATAGTTTATGCAACTGAAGACTTACGATCACGTTTAGATGGTCTTCTACAGCGAGCTGAATCAAGGTTTCTGGTCTTAAAAACGTGAATCCCTT